CTTTATTCCCGCAGAAACGAATTTTTTGAGATTTTTAGGACCAAAACTCGGGACTTTTGGATTTATGGCAGAAATAAAAACTAAAAAAATAAACATAGCCAAAGATAGAGCGGAAGTTTTAAGAGATCTCTTCAAAGACGTGGAAGGCGGAGCCCGTGACGTCGTGGATCCATTGATCGACGACATGGTGTTCATCGAAGGACGGCTGGAAGAGCTCCGGAAGCTCCCGCAGCTGCGCATCAGCCCGAAAGGACAGAAGGCGACACCTGCTGCCAAACAGTATAGAGAGCTTTTGCAGCAGTACACGAACATCATCAAGGTACTGACCGGCATCCTGCGGAAGGACAGCGGAGAGGAAGAGAGCCCGCTCCGGGCATACCTCAATGCCAGGGCTCGCCATGCATAACCTCGAGAGATATTACGAGGAGATACAGAGGGGCGAGATCCTCGTCGGGCAAGAGCTGCGTCAGATGCTCGACCGTCTGATGGATGATCTGACTACTTACGTATACGACACGGCGGAAGCAGACGAGCGCATCGACTTTATGGAGCACTGCGTCAGACTTACCAAGTCGCCGTTCTACGGTCAACCGATGATCCTCATGGACTGGCAGAAGGCGTTCATCGAGACGTTGTATTCTTTCAAGATGTCAGACGGGACGGACAGGTTCAGAAGGTCGCTCCTCCTGATAGCCAGGAAGAACACCAAATCGGAGATGTGTTCAGGTCTCGGCCTAACGGAGATGATCGTCGGGAACGCCGGCGCAGACATAGTATGCAGCAGTAACGACGACATGCAGGCCAACATCCTGTACGAGGCCATCAACACGATGCGGCTCATGATCGACCCGATGCAAACGGACACCTGGAAGAACCAGCAGTGCATCAGCAACAAGATAAACGGTTCCAAGGTCTTCAAGCTGTCAGACAGGACGAGGAACAAGGAAGGCCGCAACATAGACTTCGCCATCATCGACGAGTGCCACGAGATGAAGGACAACGACATCGTGAAGGCCATCGAGCAGTCGCAGTCTTTGAAGCCTAATCCGAAGCTCATCCTCATCACGACAGAGGGGTTCATCAATGACGGCTTCCTCGACGGAGAGCTGAAGAGGGCAAGAGCCATCATCAACGGCGAGAGCGACGAGGAAAGGTATCTGCCCTGGCTTTACACGCAGGACAGCGAACGGGAAGTCTGGGAGCGCCCGGAAACATGGGTCAAGAGCAATCCTTCGCTCGGGTACGTGAAGCGCTGGGACTACTTGCAGGAGCAGACAGACCTTGCAAGGAAGTCAAAGGCCGACAGGATGTTCACACTGTCGAAGGACTTCAACATCAAGGTCAGCGAGGCGGAAGCGTGGCTCATGTCAGAAGAGATCAGGAACGAGGACAGCTTCGAGCTGGAAGACTTCCGTGGATCCATCGCGCTGGCAGGGGTCGACCTGGCGGAGACCACCGACATGGCAGCGGCTCATATCCTGATGATGAAGCAGGGAGACAAGACGAAGTACATCCACAGCATGTACTGGATACCGGAGAACAAGCTCGAGACCGCAGACGATGCGGAAGCCGGGGCGAAATACAGCGAGTGGGCAAAGAAAGGCCTGCTGCGGATTTCCGAAGGGAACGAGGTCGACGTCTCGCTGATAGCGGACTGGCTCTACGAGTTATACAGGGATTACGGCATCAGGATATACAAGGTCGGTTACGACCAGAGGTTCGCGAAGGACTTCATCAAGCGGGCGGACTATTACGGATTTGACACGGAGATGATCTATCAGAACCGTTTCGTCATGTCGCCGCCGATGCGGCTCGTGGAAGCAGACCTCAAGGATAAACGCATAAACTACCAGAACAACGAGATAACAGCGTGGTGCCTGGGTAACACGGCCGTGAAGGTCTGGGACACGGGACTGATAATGCCGGTCAAGATAAAAGGCCAGCCGGCACGGAGGAAGGACGGCACCGACGCTTTAATAGATGCATATGAGATATACAGACGTTACAGAACAGATCTGACGGGGGCTATTTAATGGGTGTTTTAGATTTTTTCAGACGGAAACAGGCGGAACGGCAGCAGTACACCATCATGCAGATGCTGAACGGGCGGACGCCGATATTCTCATCTTTCGGGAATAACATATACGCCTCCGACGTTGTGCAGCAGGCCATATATACCATCGTTACGGAGATGAAGAAGCTCAATCCACGCCACGTGGTACGGGACGGCTACGACCTCGCCCCGGCGAATTACAACGACATCCAGCGAGTGCTTGACCATCCGAACGCCATCATGACGAAGTCAGACCTCATCGAGTGGATAACGTGGGCGGTGATGCTCAACTACAACGCTTTCATCTACATCACGAAGCAGGACGGGAAGCTGACGGCTTTAACGCCTGTCAATCCGCAGAACGTCGAGTTCCTTCAGACACCAGACGGGAAGATACACGTCCAGATGCAGTTCGACGGCGGAACGTATATCCTGCCGTACGCAAACTTCATACACATAAAAACGCATTATTACGGTAATGACCTTATGGGCGGAGGCGTCAACGGCCAGCCCGACTTCGGCGGCCTTCTGAAGACGCTCGACATGAACGAGATGATGCTGGAAGGGGTCAGAAAGGTGCTTGCATCGAGCTTCGCCATCAACGCAGTAGTTAAATACAACACCATGCTGGACGATGGGAAGCAGGAAGAGGAGATCCGCAAATTTGAACAGAAGATCGCCAACAGTCAGAGCGGCATCCTGCCGATGGATCTGAAGGCAGAGATCGTACAGTTTAACAGGCAGCTTCAGACGGTAGACGACACGACGCTGAAGTTCCTCGACGACAAGATCCTCCGCTTCTTCGGTGTTCCGGTCGAGATCGTCCGGGGCAATTACACGACGGAACAGTACCAGGCATTTTACCAGAAGACGCTGGAGCCTCTGATCGTAGCATACAGCGAAGCGTTCACCAAAGCGCTGTTCAGCGACAGAGAGATCGGATTTAAGAACGAGATCGTCTTTTATCCGAAAGAGCTCATCTTCATGAGCACACAGCAGACGCTGGAAATGATAAACCTCCTCGGACAGTCGGGGACATTATACGAGAACGAGAAACGAGTGGCTCTGGGTCTCGAACCGCTGGAGGAGTTAAAGGGCGTACGTTTACAGTCGCTGAATTACGTCGACGTGAGCATCGCCAAGGAATACCAGACAGGCAACATAAGCGCAGGTGCGCAGAAAGGGAACGAAGACAATGGCTAACAGACTTGTAGAAGCAATCAACGCAGTATATGACAGATTTGTCGACGGGGCAGGAGCACCGACGCTTCCCGCACCTGTGCAGTCAGATCTCGAAGCGATCCTCTGGAACCTCGCAGGGGCGGACGTAGACCTTCCCGTGGCAGACACAGGCCTGGAGGGAGCGCTCGCAGACCTCGCAGAGCACGCAGACGAAATCGGCGGAGGCGGCGGCTCGAGCGACATCACAACGGCGACCGTTACCGTAGTCAATCAGACGGAGTCAGGGGTGGAGTTCAACATGGCTGTATGTTCGGACGACGAGCCAGCCATGATGTTCTGCTTCCCTCTTACAGCGGGTGGAATGACCGAAGTATACAAAGTCGCCCTCTATAAGGGGCTGACGGAGCTGTCGATAGAGGACGCCAGTGGAATATCCGTATCAGGGAACGCAGAGCTCAACGCCGAGGAGGGCTACTTAGATATAAGTGGCGACTGCACTATCACCATATCGAGCGGAGGTAAATAATGGATAAAGAAATAAGATCTTACGACTTTGAGATGCGGGCAGAGAACCGAGAGGACGGCAAGGGCGAGATCTTCGGGCGCCCGATCGTATACGGCAGCAGGACAGACCTCGGATGGTTTGACGAGACAATCGCAGCAGGAGCGCTCGACAATGCAGACCTTAAAGACGTGCGCCTGCTGGTAAATCACGACACGTCGATGATACCGCTCGCAAGGAGCAGGAACAACAACAAGAACAGCACGATGCAGCTGTCACCGGACGACGAAGGCCTCAGCTTCAGGGCGACGCTCGACACGGAGAATAACGCGGAAGCGAAGAGCCTGTATTCGGCCATCGACAGAGGCGACGTCACCGGCATGTCGTTCATGTTCACCGTGGACGGCGTAGAGTGGCTGGATCTCGAAAGCGACCATCCGACAAGGGTCATAAAATCAATATCTAAGGTCTTTGAGGTCTCGGCGGTAACATTCCCCGCATATGAGAGCACCTCGATCGGCGTTAGAGATAGAGAGGCGCTGGAGAGCGCCAAAACCGTACTGGAGAGTGCGAGGGCATCGCTGGAGAGCGAGCGAAGGGCAGCAGCCCTTGAGAAATTCAATAAAAAATGGAGGGCTAACGAATGACAAACGAGGAGTTCGTAGCAAAAAGGCTTGAATGGCTGGAGAGCAGGAAGGCCGAGCTCATCGAAGCCGCACAGACGGAAGAGACCGCAGAGGGCATCGAGGCAAGGAACGCAGAGCTTGAAGGCGTACAGGCTGAAATCGACCAGATAAAGGCATTACAGGAGGAGAGAAGCGACCTCAATCCCGACATCGAGGAGAGATCGTTCGAGCCTCTTAACACGTTTGGAAACAAAGGAGAAAACAAAGGCATGGAAGAGACAAGGACTTTCGGCATTGAAACAGTAGAATACAGGGACGCATGGCTCAAAGACCTTATGGGTCGTGAGATCTCCGCAGAAGAGAGAACCGCCATCACCAAGGCAGAAGCAGTTATCCCCGTAGAAACACTCAACAAGATCTACGGCAAACTCGAAGAGAACAGGCTTTACAGAGAGATCGCTCCTACACAGTTCAAGGGTTATCTCAGAGTTCCTTATGCCAAGACCGTTGGCGATGCTAACTGGGTAGCCATGGGCACAGCAGCAACAGACAGCGCAGACGTAGTCGACAGCGTAGTTCTGGGCGCATACAAGCTCATCAAGACCGTAGAGGTTGAGGCAGACATGGCATACGCTTCAATCCCCGCATTTGAGGCATGGCTCGTTGACCAGATCGCCAGCAAGATGATTAAGGCTATCTGCGCATCAGCGATCGCCGGTTCAGGTTCGGGACAGCCCACAGGTGTTCTTGAAGCCGTTACCGCTTCAGCAACAACCATCACATACGATGACATCCTCAAGCTCATGGGCGAGGTTGACGGCGCATATCACGATGGTGCTGTATGGGTATGCTCACCTGCAACATACTTCAACGTAATCATGGCGCTCGACACCACGATCGGTACACCGCTTACATACCAGGGCGTAGAAGGTATCGAGAGAGAGCCTTCTTACTGGCTCCTCGGTCACAGAGTAATTCTCGACTCCGCCTGCGACTATACATCCAGTGGCACCGCATACAAGAACCTCATCTTCGGCAACTTCCGTGAAGGTTATGCAGCTAACTGGGCTAAGCCTATCAGCATTGACGCAGACGACAGCGTAGAGTTCCGCAAGGGATCAAGAGTATTCCGTGGCATGGGTCTCTACGACGGCAACGTAGTAGCAGCAGGCGCCTTCGCAGTAGCAACCGTTACATCTGCCTGATAAGGAGTTAAAGCATGAAGTTAAGGATCATTAAGCCCTTTGTTGATAAATACACTGACGAAGCATACACGGCGGGGCAGGTGGTGGAGTTCACCAAGGCCAGAGCCGAGGAGATCATCGAGCGCGTCCCCGACTTCGTAGAGAAGGTCGTTGAGAAGAAACCTGCTGCCGAGAAGGCAGAGAAAAAGCCTGCGGCAAAGAAAGCGAAGAAGAAAGAGGAGTAAAGCATGAACGCAACAGCGGTTCTGGCCTACGTCAAGGCCTGTATGAATATAACGGGCACATACCACGACGCCCTTTTGAATAATTACATTCAGGAAGTGGCCGGCTACATGCAGGACGCTGGCGTTTCGGAAACCACCATGGCAACGGACGACGTCTTCGGATGCATCGCCCGTGGCGTGATGGATCTCTGGAATTACGGCTCCGGTTACGGCACGCTTTCGTCTTACTTCAAAGAGCGGGTGATACAGCTCGCCGCTAAAGTGGAGGCATGACATGGCATATAAACCGCAGACACCGTTCAACGTCGCTATGCAGATATTGACGCCCACGACGGCAAGGGTTCAGGGCGTGGCTAAAAAGACGTTTACCGACGGAGACATCTTCTTCGGGGCTTTCCGTACTTTCGGAGGCTCTGAGAGGGAAGTCAACGACGTTATACAGGTAGACGCGACCGCCACGATCGACACCTGGTATCGCCCGGACATAACGGCAGACTGTCAGGTCCGCATCCTCGAGACCGGCAAGGATCTAAAAACGCTGAAGGTATATGAGATCATATCCGAGCCCGAAGACATCGAGATGCGTCACCAGTATTTACAGTTCAAAGTTCGGAAAATCGGAGGCGCCGTATAACATGAGCATGAAGATGGACACGAAGGACTTTGCAGACCTTCTCCGCATGATCGACAAGAAGGGCAAGGACGTCAAGGCGGCGGCAGATGATGCGCTGACCGCCACGTCCGAGCTCATCAGCCAGAACCTGACGACGGCCGCCTCCCCGTACGCCGGCAGAGGACGGAAGGGTTATGCGACGGGCAGGATGTACGGGACTATACTCCATGACAGGCCGACATGGGAAGGAAACATCGCCACAGTGAAGGCAGGCTTCCGGATCCGAGACGCGCTGGAGAGTATATTCATCATGTACGGCACGCCGAAAATAGCGAAGGACACAAAAGTCTATAATGCCATCATGGGTACGAAGACAAAGAAAGAGATCAAGGCAAAACAGGA